AAATCTCATAGTAAGCATCCCTAGACCTGTCTTTATCCGCTTTGATTTTGCTTGCATTAAAACCAAAATTACCGTTAAATTTACGCATTTCATAATCATAAGTTAACTGATTAATAGCATCATTTGTATAATCCAGTTTGACAATAATATCTTCTTTTGGATTCTCTTCTGCCTTATCAAAACGGCATAAATAGAAGCTGTCTTTTGCTACATAAAGTATATGTGTTAGCGTAGAAAGAAAACCACTATCTGTATATTTACCTGCTGTGATAATTAAATCACTAGGTTCATTAACAATACCTTTTTCTATAGCAATCTCAATCGTTTTTTCATCAATTTCATACTGCGGAACTTCATTATCAGCAGTAGAAACAGTAGCTAATTCTTTTAAGATTTCCTCTGTTGGGCATCCACAATTTGGACAAGCAGAAGCTTTTTCAGAGAACTCTTTTCCGCATTCTGTACAAGTTATTAATGCCATGTAACATCCCTCCTTTTATAATGTATAACAAGCAACGTGACAACCACAATCGCAGGCAAATCGCAGGCTAGAACCCACTGTTTTATGCGGTTTGTAGGACTTTTTGCATAGTATCATCACAGGCAAATCGCAGGCAAATGACAGGCAAACATCAATCAACTATGCATTTCCTTTTTTAAAAGTCCAAGAAACCACGGTTTTATGCGGTTTTCAGCACCATGCAAAAACTTTTTAAAATTTGTGATTGACAAATCAACGTTTTTAGTGTATTTTTATTTTCTTTTATATAAATATATAGTATCTAAAGACTATAGTTATATATAACCTATATAGTATTATAATAATTAATATTTATATTTAATTAAAAAGAAAAAATAAAACAAAAAAGAAAAAATTAAAGTCTTTTGAAGCTGACTAATCTTTCAGCATATCCGGTTAACGATGATAATTGATCGAGCGTATATCCCGGATGTTCGATAATCGTTTCATCTGGTATCAAAAGCTCCGCTGCGAATGTGTGAGCTTCAATTTCAGTTTTGTTTGATTGAAACTGTTTACCATAACTGAAAAAATAATAATCTTCATTGTGCATAATACTATGTGCCAATTCATGAGCGACAACAGTATCTTTTAGCTTATCATCCTCGATTCTATCGTTGATATAAATAAATTTCTTATCCCATATTTTCATGTAGCATCCTTGCAGTTCTCCTAAGTCTCCATACTGGATTGTTACGTCAAGGTAACTAGCAAGTAAATATGGATTTCTCGTACCGTATGTTTCAATCAAATCATTTACTGTATTTTTGATTTGATTTTTTCTCATACATAACCCTCCTGTTTATTTTTTTAGCATTGCAAGTGAAATCTCAATCTGTTTTAGTAATAAATCTATCGTATCGTTATTGACAGGTTTACCATCATAACGAACAGGTTTCATTGAGTCACTTCTTAAAAGTTCTTCAAGCTCCCTGTATTTTTGTTTGAGATCGGTGTTATCTTTCTCTTTTTGTTCATCCTCCTTTCCTGTCATGAGGTACTCAACAGACACACCGAAGAAGTCAGCGAGCTTTTGCAATCTCTCAACTTTTGGGGTACTGTTTTTCCATTTTGAAATTGAACCATTAGAAAAACCTAGTTGTTTTTCAAGCTTTCCTTGTGATAATCCTTTTGACTTCCTAAGGCTTTCAATTCGCTCATAAATAGTCATAGAATCTCCTTTCTAAGAAATTACAGAACTTTTTCTGTAAAAATGCTTGACAAACTAGAAAGTTCTCTGTATAGTAAAAGCATAGCACAGAAAACTTTCAGTAAAAACAGAAAGCGATCACAGAAAAAAATCTGTATTTTATGTGGTAATTTAATATTAGAATATTTTCTGCAAAAAGTCAATGGAAATACTGAATATTTTCTAAGAAATAAAGAAAGGAGAGCAAGAAATTGTATATTTATGACAAAATTAAAAAGATTTGCGAAGAAAAAGGTATGTCAATTACCTACGTTGAGAAAAAAGCAGAACTTGGGAATGGTTTAATTTCTAAATGGAATGACAGTGTACCGAGTGTTGCAAATTTGAAAAAGGTAGCAAATATCTTAGAGGTTACCGTTGATGAGTTGATAAGAGAGGAGAGTGAATAGGTGTTAAAAAGAACTAAGAAACTTTTGAAGAAAATAGCAGAAATGCTTTACAAGAATTGCGATAAGTTTGGATTAACCAAACAGGATGAAGAGGTTAAAGAGTTAAAAGAACTTATTGACAAGATAGGAGAGTGAGTAGATGTATATACCACCATATTACATTGGTTTGTTTCTAGGAACATTTGGAACTGTTGCAGCAGAAATTGCAATTGTACTGATTAGCAACTACAGAGACAAGAAACGCAAACAGAAGATGCAGGAGAGATTCAAGGAAGAAGAGTAAGAAAGGAGCGAGTATGAAATACGATAAGCCAATCATGAGAATGTCAGAACTCGTCAAGATGGGATTTCCAAGGTCATTCCTTGATGAAGCCTATCGAGAAAGAGGACAGGACTTTGCACAAAAAGGTCCTAAGTCCAATTCTCCCGTATTTTTCGATACAGAAAGATTTGAAAAATGGAGATTAAGGAAACTAGCAAATGAAAACCAATCAATGCAGAGAGGAGGATTCTAAATGAAAATGGGAGCATTCATGATGGGGTGTGGACTGTTAGTCTGCGGATTAGATTTAATGCCATTCTGGTTTATGGGTACTTGCGTAGCCGCAGGACTGGCATTAATCGCACAAGAGCGTGATGGATGGAAATGAAAAAAAGCACCCAGACGTGCAGGTCTAAAGTGCTTAACAAAAAATGCATAACAACAGTATAGCAAGAAAAGGAGATTATGACAATGATTATTACAAAAAAAGAGTTCAAAGATGCAGTTAAGAAAGTAATTATTGAAGCAGTGAAAGAAACTAGAGACCCAAACTTTACAGAAGAGGAAAATAAGGTAGCAGATAAAAAAAATTGCAACAGGCATGACAGAGTTTTATAGCAAACTTATTGTAAAACTTTACGGACAAGATAATGAAGAATGGATATACAACAAAGAAGGAGCATTTGATAACGCAAATACAATCTTAAATGAAAGAATGGCGAATAACGATGCTATTGAAACCATTTTTGAAAATTTAGCATATACAGCAAGTGTGCTTAGACTTTTTGCAATGCTTAAAGAAAATGAGCAGGAAGAAACAGCACCAAAAGAATTTGACGTAGAAGAGATTCTGAAAGAAGCAGGGAGTGAGCAGGAATGATCGTAACAGGATACACAAACGAATATGGGACAGTAATCCCAGAAGAAGATGCAACAGAATATATCTGGAAGCAGGCAAGAAACAATGAAGAAGATAAAACATGGCTACTAGAGTATATGTGGGACGTGTTTACAGGAAATCCAAAATTCAAAAAGGAATTAGAGGAACTAAAAGAAGCTCGTTTTGATGATGTATGCAGTGTGAAAGAAGTCAATGAACAGGGAAATATTAAAGAATGCATTGAAGAATGAGAGGTAAAACATGGCTAAATTATATGAGATCAAAAACGAATTTAACGAACTGCTTTTAATGGCAGATGAGCAAGGGTTATCCCTTGATGATATTAAAGACACTATGGATGGAATCGAATTTGAGTTTGAAGAAAAGGCTGATTCTACCGCAAAGATGATTAAAACACTGATCGCTGATGCGGATTCAGTAAAATCAGAGAAAGACAGGTTAGCAAAAAGAGAGACAGCATTGAGAAACAGTGCGGACAACTTAAAGAAGTATCTTGAAACAATGATGCTTGAAGTAAAAAAGAAGAAGTTTAAAACAACATTGTTTAGCTTCAATATCCAGAAAAATCCTAAAACTGTAAAGGTAGAAGTTGAGGAATTGTTACCTAAAAAGTATCTGATTAAACAGCCAGACAAGGTTAACAGGAAACAGCTTCTTGATGATTTGAAAGCAGGAGTGCTTGAAGAAAATGAAAATATGAGACTGGTACAGACAGAAAGTTTAAGAATCAGATAGGAGATAAGAATATGAAGATACATGAAAAAATGATGAAGATTCAGACAACATTGAAAGCACCTAAGAATCTGTTTAATTCATTTGGTAATTACAAATACAGAAACGCAGAGGGAATCTTAGAAGCTGTGAAACCATTATTGGCAGAAAACAAATTATCTATGTACATATCTGATGATGTGCAAGCGGTAAATGATCGTGTGTATGTAAAAGCTACAGTATCTATTTTTGATATTGAGACAGGCGAAAGTGTTATGGCTACGGCATCAGCAAGAGAAGCACTCAATAAAAAAGGTATGGACGATTCACAGATAACAGGAACAGCATCATCTTATGCACGTAAGTATGCCTTAAATGGAATCTTCTTATTAGATGATACAAAAGATGCAGACACAGACGAAAACCAGAAAGAACGTACTGCAAGAGCTAATAAGCAGGAACAGGAAAAGAATAAAGAAAAACTTGATCAGATGAAGATTTCTCTTGTAAAACAGAAAACATTATTGGATTTGTGCGAAGATGAAAAGTTTGACATCAATAAGATTTTGAAATCTTACAAACATGAATCTATCAAAGATATTACAGAGGGGCAGTACAAGTACATTGTAGCCAATAAAGACAAAGAGAGTGTAAGAAAGCTGTGGGCAGTTGATGGAAACGAAAGCTAAAATTCATGACATCTCAATTGATTTTGAAACAGGGAAACAGGTCATTTCTCTCGTGTGTGAAAAAGACATACGAGGGGAATATGACCGACTGAAAGATAAAGAATGTCGCCTTAAGGTTGTTCAGTACCGTGAGGGCAGGAGTTTAGATGCCAATGCATACTTTCATGTATTAGTTGGAAAAATCGCAGAAGTAATGGATTGTAGCAAGGTGTTTATAAAAAACAAAATGATAGCGGAATATGGGCAGTATGAAAAGATAAACGGAAAGCTGATAACTATTCCGTTAGATGATGATATAGAAGCTTACGACGTAGAGTTTTGCCACCTACAACCAACAACGCAGACGACAATCAATACGGCAGGAAAGATTTTTAGAATCAATATTGTTATGAGAGGAAGCCACACATACGATACGAAAGAAATGTCTGAATTGATAAAAGGAACGGTGCAGGAAGCAAAGGCATTAGGTATAGAAACAGCGACACCGCAGGAGATAAAAGAAATGGAAGAAAGGTGGGGACTTAAGATTGAGAAAGAAAAAGTCAATCATCGTTGATGATATGGAACATTGTAAATTATGTGGAAGTCCTTATGTAGAGATACACCACTGTTTACATGGGACAGCAAACAGGAAGAAAGCTGATAAGTATAACTTAGTGATTCCGTTGTGCCACGAACACCATACAGGCGGTAAACAATCCGCACATTTAAATGCCAGATATGACCTTATGTATAAGAAGATGGCACAAAAGGCATTTGAAGAAAAGATAGGCACGAGAGAAGAGTTTATAAAGGAGTTTGGCAAGTCATGGCTGGATTCAAGGCAGACTGGACGGATTAAACGATTATACACGATCATGCAGGACTAACGCATATAAAGGTGCTGACTGCAAGAAAAAGAATCAAAGAATCTGTAAATACAGCATACCGTTATGGTTACGCAAAAAGAAATTGAATTTCCCAGTGATCGTTGAGATTACATGGTATGAAAAAAATAAAAGACGTGATCCAGACAATGTTGCATTTGCTAAGAAATTTGTCTTAGACAGTCTAGTAGAATCTGGAACATTCCCCGGAGACGGACAGAGGTATGTACTAGGATTTATAGACCACTTTAGAGTAGATTCGAAAAATCCAAGGATAGAAATTACTATTCATGAGGATAACGATAAATAAATGTAGGAGGGCAGTGAATGAACATAAATATAAATACAGACTGGGAATGGTATGAAAACACAAATGTATTTAGATTGTTTTACCACTGCCTACTACATACAAATTTAGAGGACAAGCGGTACTGCGGAAAAGAGATAAAGGCAGGACAATTTGTATCTTCGATAACAAGAATCAGTGCAGAGACAGGATTAACAGAATCGCAGGTCCGAACAGCACTAAAGAAACTAAAGGACACTGGGTATTTATCCACAAAAAGCACAAATAAATACACGATATACACAGTTAACGACTACGAAAAGTACATAGATTATGGACAAGTTGTAGAAGCAACTGCCAAGGTTGAAAATGGAACAAAAATGGAACAA